CTACCCTCTATATGAAAATTTAGATTTCTTGGCCCAACCTTAATCATGCTATTGCTCCGGAATTTCAGTAACGTCTTTTTCTTCAACGTCCTTTAGTGCCATCTTTACTCCCAATTCAGCTTCGTGATGTGGCCTTAAAAACTCGTCAATAAATTCGTCACCGCCTTGCTGAACAAAAGCCATCTGTAATATCTGCTGTTGTGTTAGATCACCAAACTCAACAAAACTGTCAGGCAGTGAATCGGTGTCTAAGAGGGTTTCGAGTCCTGCAACGCTCCAAACCTGTTCAGGATAAGTGGTGTCAAAAAAGTTGATCTCCCACCGAACTACTTTACAGATATTGGTTTTACCATCCTGCTCTGGGATTGTTTTCAGTGCGACTAAAGTCGCGGCATATTCAATGTTCATTATTTTTGGCCTCCATAAAACTGGCTCATTGAAATCATTCCTGAGGTCGGGATGCCAGTGTTTATGTTCGTAGTATTGGTTGAAGTAGTCGTGGTCGTTTGTTGACGGTAGATTCTGTATCTGACAAGCGTGTAATCCGTTCGTTCATATGTGCTTCGATAGTAAGTCCACCCACCGGAAGTGTACGAAGTCGCGGTAGCAGATCCGCTAGTAGTTATCGTTGCACCATTCCAGTAAATATGGGTGACGGGGGTGAGACCCACGACTCGCCACTCGTAACCTGTGGTGCCGTTATAAGCAACAAAGTAGCTACCTGAAGCAGGCTGGCTGGTTGTAATCGTGGTCGTAGTCGTTACCGTGTAAATACTCGGGACGTAGCTAGCATTACGGTAGTACTCGCCCATACTAATAGGGTTGCTGCCACCAAAATGACTTTGCAGCTGGGAAAGCGAGATCGCGCCTGACGTGTGTAAGAAGCCCATTAACTAATGACTCCTGCCGCAATTGAGCCGCTCGAACTGCCCAGTTCTGTACGAATCGCGCTTATGCTAATATTTGTAGAAGGTACTGTCATTTCTTTATGGTCCCTATGAACTTACTATTTATAGTATTATGCGTTTAAACCTGTACTATATTTAGTCTTTCCATTCACTCGAGATGCAGTTAAAACGCTTTTTCTATTTTCATCTGGACCGACATACGAAACGTGAACCCAGCCACTATCGGGGATTCCTGGAGTATAGAACTCAAGGATCAACTGATCGAAGTCGCAGTTATCCTTAATCCACTGAGCGACCTCAGCATTAGGTACTCCAGGAACTTCAATATCAGCAGCTTCACCCTTACAGTGCTGAGACTTTGAACTACCACCAACAGCCGCATTCAACTCCGCACCTCTGTATCCACTATTCAATACAGTTGGACCGAAATGGTCTCTGACTTTTTGAACAACATTTGTGAATAGCAGGGTCGCCTTCACCAAATGCTCATCGGTCGGAGTGTTATCCAAACCTTTGCGTTCCGCAGTTTGACTTTTGGTAAACTCCGCAAGAGTAAAGTTCTTACTTAATTTCATTATTATGCTTCTCCGACAAATTGTTTCATATTTGGCGCCCAGTAGTTCTCACCCTTCAAGATTTTACCGTCGCCTCTGTAGATTGGCTGACCGAATTGATTGAGTTTACTCATATTAGATGCGTGTACATGGTCAAAGCAAGCATCGAGATCAATACCATAAGCATGCCCTGCGCCATATACAACATACAGCAAATCAGTCAAGGCATCGGCAATCTCCACCATATCCTTTTGACCTGTAGCATCATACAATTCTTGGAGTTCTTCACGAATCAACTCATACCTGAGAGCGGCAACATCAAGACCAGGATACTCTGGGGATTCCTTCACTTCTTGACGAAATGTGGACATAAATTCTTTCACTTTCATAAAATTGGTCATTCTCAAATCCTTACTATAGTTTTTTTCCGATGTTATATTTTGCTTCCAAGATCCAGTCATTCTTCTCTTTGAAGGGAAGGACTTTTATCTGATTCAAGGGAGCCACATTTTCACTTGTCTTGCTTTTGTCAACTAGAGTTATCAATCCCCATTCAGCTAGGAGATTAGCAATTGTATTTCTCCTAGAGGTATCATCGTCGCCAAAGTTGCTGGGCTTGCCATCTAGTGCAAACAGCTCTTTAAAGTGAACGATATAATACTTACCCTGTTTATGCAGGATATGACAAGATTGATAAATTGTTTTGTTTTTGTGTGAAGCCACACCGATACGAGTGAGCGTTTCTCTAATCTTTAAAAAATCGTCATCGTCTTTCAAATACACTTCGACCATGCTATCCAGCATTTCGTCCACCCTTATCTATTCTTTTTTTCATTTCATTGATCTGATGATCTGAAAGAATAGTGAGGGATTGTCGAGCTTTGATATCGTTATATCCATAATACGCTTTAACTACCGCCAAGTCACTATCTTTCTCTTTTTTGACCCATTTGGCATATCGCTTCTTGGGTCTAACGGTATTTATAAAAAATTCGAACTGCGGTTTTTTATCTAGATAGTGTCGCGTGTTCATTTCATTGGCGAGAGCAATGGTATCGTTGTGATATGATAATGCTCGGTTAGCAAGAAACGCATCATAACCTTTCTCAGCTAACTCGTCATTATCAGTTCCTCGCATCAAGTTCTTTTTGCTGGTATTAATTGCGTTGATATAATCAAAAGGATTAGACACCGATCAACCCCCAACCATGGTTGGCAATTGCGTTGAGTATAATAAAGATACATGTAGCCATATGAGTAAGCCACCAAATAGTCCTAATACAAGCAACAGTATCAGCTTGAGTATCTGTCTCTCCAACTTTTTCACCTAAACTTTTCGCCCATATTCTCCACCATTTACTCATTATATTATAGTTCCTCTACAAAGTCAAGTCTCGCCAAATATTGCATACGCATAACATCCATCACCACATCATGCTTTGGGTCGTGTCCTACAAACTTCTCTTTAAGACCATCAGGGATAAATGTATTTCTGATTCCTGAACCATATAGCATACCATCAATGAAAGACCTCGTATCGCGTATCCCCCACCACTGAGTAAACGGATCTGGGTCACCAGTCGCATCGAGCAACGTCTTCAAAAAAATCGGATCGAAAGTATTGCCGCGAGTCCAGATAGTTTTAACTTTCGGAATATCAAACTCACCAGTCAACCAAGAATATAACTCAGAAATAGAAACATCATCAGAAGATGGCTTCAACTGCTTCTGGGCTTCTTCGCTCTGCTTTTTCCACCATTCTAGAGTACTCTTTTGAATGGTTCGGTTGTACTTTTGGACTTGCTCTTGAACGTCAAACTTGATAGTTTTTGTCATACCCAACAGTTCTTCGTACTCGTAACCACCGCCCTTTGTAAAGCGAGATGTGTCAAAAGAAAGTGCCGCCAGACTAACTGCGGCACCCGTAATCATATTTTGACTTAGAGTCTCAAAATCATAGATAATACTATTCATCAACATACTCTTCGATATCAAGTTCGTTGTAGAGGCAAGACTCACTATCAAATGTATAATACCCTTGTTCTTCTAAGAAGGAATGCCCTTCCTCATAATATCCATCAGATAAACGCTCTTGCTCTTCTTCAGAAATACTTTCACCATGGAAATACACATCTTCCGAGACTCCATCATAAGTAGAATCAAATTCATTGTCCTCATACTCGTCGGGATAGAATTCGTCGCCATCCTCATGACCCAAAGCAATAGACAACGATTCAACTTCATCCTCATTTTGAGGCGTGATGAAAGTTGTACCAGATCGCCAAAGTGTTACGACCTCAATTATCACACCGTTGTCATCATGCTGTAATGACTCGCTGTCCTGCCAAGATTTCTTCCACTTAGGAGAAACCTGATACCGTTTACCAATTTCAATATTCATATTATATCCACTCACAATCAATCATCAATTCAGTCAACATAGCCATCATGTTGATTTCAGCATCGGCAGCAAATGCTGCTTTATACTGGTAATCAGCTAGAGTGACCACAACCTGCGGGACGCTTGTCGGCTTGACATACTCACTAGCGTTATCATATATCGAACGAAATACTTGTGTCGTATCACCGTCAATATTTTGCGCCACCCACTTCCGAACCTTACTGAACTCCTTGGCTTTAAGGGAAGCCATCAAAGTCTTCATATTAACATCAGAGAAGTTTACAAGAATCCCAGCATCAATTTTACCTGTGGCAGAATACCTTTGAAGCTCGTTCAATACTCTACGGTTATCTGGGAAATGCTTTTTAACTACCTCAGCAACAGTTGCCTTATCATACTCAACACCTTGCTCAGTTAGGATATTACAAACACGCTTGAAGAACTCTCCAGCAAGTTTGGGTTTATCGGAAGATGACATTTTAAATTCAACAACCGAACACCTTGACCGCAGTGGTTCAATCAATTTATTAGAGAAGTTACAGGTCATAATGAAACCGCAGTTAGCACTATACTCTTCCATGAAGTTCCTGAGAGCAGGTTGAACTGTCTCAGCATTCAGGTAGTCGGCTTCGTCAAGGATAACATACTTACGACCGCCAGCCAAAGACATTGAGGAAGCGAATCCTTTAATCTTTGTTCGTAGCGTATCAATCAAGCGACCCTCGTCAGAACCATTGATGACAATATAGTCACAACCAAGTTCTTCAAGCATCGCTTTTGCTATAGTTGTTTTGCCCACACCAGCGGTGCCAGTGAGCAAAAGGTTAGGGACATTCTTATTATCAACAAACTGTTGGAATGTATCTTTTAAAGGTTTTGGTAAAATCGTATCATTAACCGTTTTCGGTCGATACTTCTCGCACCACAAAAAATCTTCTAACATAATATAATTACTCCACAATTCATATAGTATAACTCAAACCAACAATAATGTAAACCTTTATTCTTCCCTAATTGGCTTCCAGCTTGTGACAGTAGAAACCCTAAAGGAACGCCACGCCTGTACATCCATACCCCAAACAGCTATATGCGACGAACTAGGGTCAACCGAACCTACCAATACAGATTTTCCTGTTTCACTTTCAAGTATTTTCGGGTTGAGTGTACACGGCATCACTCTTGTGCCACCATTATTAATTTTCTCAAACGTAACTTCAACCAAACCTTCTTTCAAGTGTTTAATCAAATCATTCACAACTGCAGGTATCATCTACACAACTCCATAAATATCTTCTTTCTCAGTCCAAATCATATAACCCTGAGATTTTAATATATTGCACATGCGAACATCATCTATATGAGAATGTTCAATTTTTATCATCGTAGGTTTAACTCTCCACGAATAAGAGCCGAGTATATTCATCTCATGCCCTTCGGTATCAATCTTCATAAAGTCTAAATGGTCGATATTAGATTCTGTCAGGAACGTGTCTAGAGTGGAACATGGGACAGCAATCGTAGAATCAATAAACTGTGACATAGAATCGTCATCTAACAACCTTTCGCCAATATGATTGTTAGCCGCAACCGTTCCTATTCCTTTGATCCAACCTTCGTCCACACAAGTTGTATGAAATTTAATAAACCCATCATAATCACTGATCGCAATATTGCTTACTTCAACATCATATTTTGATGTTTGCTTCTTCATCTTTTCAGCATATTTCGGATCGCCTTCGACCATATATCCCGACCAGCCTTCCTTGGCTAATGGAAGACACGTGTCAAAATCACACGTGCCTATTTCCAAAAAGACTTTAGCTGCCATACTTACTTCCAGCTTCAGTCGCTACCCAATACTCAACACGCTCACCTTTGAAGTGGGAAATACCTTTAGATGAAACAGTCACGCTATAGTCGTCAGGAATAAATTTGAAGTTCTCAGTTTTAAAGACAAGGGAAAACTCATCTGTAGGTGCTTCGATATGGGAAGAAGATACAGCAACCGAATACTCATTAGTTGATGGATTCTTGGTATCAGTGGCAACCAAAGAGATAGAAGTACCGTCACCGCGCACGGCAATTTCAGGTAGAGCGAGTTGATTAGCAGCATTCACTACGCTCTTCAAAGTATCGCGAGACATATCGAACTGAACTTCGTCAGTAGGTAGAACCAAATCTTTTTCTGGTGGGGTAGTTACCATAGAAGGGTCAGTGTAAGTGTAGCTACATTTACTAGAACCCTCAGATATCTCTAGACCCTTTTGCCCGAACTGAATATCACCTTCTTCAAAAATACTATTCAATCCCAAGAATTGATTGAGTTCGTAGATAGCAAAGTCAACAGGAAATGTTTCCTCAACGACAGAAGCAGCTAGGATATTCTTTTGCGGAGATACTGTCCGCAGAACATTACCTTGACGAAACGACAAAGATGGGTTGATTGTTGAGAAGTTCTTCAAGACTTCGACAGTGTTTTCACTCAATTTCATTTTACTATTCCTCAGTTAAAATATTATCAGTTGTGTTTAAATGTAAACGATCGTGCTCATATAATTTTAAGAATCCATAATGAATAGTCTTCATTATATCTTTTCTCCAGTCATCAGGGGATTCACCTTTCTTACTATAACGACCATTGTACTTATCTATATTACCCGCAAAGAATCCCATACCATGACCACGGTCTACAATAATCTCAGCGGACTGTAATCCACCTTGACCATAGTGTCCACTATAAGTCTTATCAATGTAAGCAGAAAATTCTTCAATAAGTTCATCTTCGCGAAACTTGTAACTTATTCCAGTCATTTTTTCATACCCTTAATCGCATCAATGTCAGCGGTCGCAGAAGCACCAAGCGCAGCGATGTCAGCCAAAGAACCGCCAAAGGTATATGACCCAGTATGGACCAATCTCATCCAAGGGCAAAGCCAAGTGGCGACACCGACATCTTGCATATACTGACAAAACATATAATCCTCAGACAGATACCTTTTAGATTTAGGATCGATTAATGCTTGGAAATACATACCAATCTCACGACTACCATCAAAGTGCTTGGTTCTAACATGATCAGGAAGATAAGTGTAATCAGGATAAGCAACAGCGAACTTCTCAAACGCAGATTTAGTAATCATCATAAACCCTGTACCGCCTTCAAGAACTTTACAGGGAGTATCTATGCGAATAGAATCACCGCCATCTGCTGGATTAAATACATAATCACCGACATACTTATCTAGATCTTGCGGATTCTCATCAGCGAACCCCTTATCAACAGCACGCTTAATCTTTTCCCAAGCGATAGTCTTTTTAGGGTATGGTCCACACATGACTTCTTTGGGATTCTCTTCGTCCGGATCCATCATTGCCGCCAGCGAAAGAACATCATTCGGGTCAAAGCCAATGTCCGAATCAATAAACATCAAGTGCGTATAATCGCTGCGCATAAACTCATCTACACAATAATTGCGAGCACGTGTGATGAGGGATTCATTAAACAGATAAAAGAACTTCAATTCAATATCATACGCTTGACAGAGTTTAGCCAGATCCGCACAAGATTTAGCATACATTCCATGACATTGGCCACCATACATCGGAGTGGCCACCATAATTCTGCGCTTGCGAAGCTCGCTCAACTCAATTTCCATTTCCATTCATTTTTCCTCGGTGTGAATTATTAATCTATTACTGTAGTTTACTACGGAAATCATAAAAAGTCAACTTTTAAAAAGATGGCTCGAGAGATACTGACTCTTCGACAGAGTCTTCTTCGGCAACCTCTACATCAGCATCTAGCTTGGTGTAGAGATCACGGAAAGAAGATTTGGTATCCTCATCAAAGCGGTTGATGCACATATCAATAGCGCGCATACGGTCATCAAAGATCTTGTGCGCTTTAGCGATATGAACCAAGCGACGAGTGGAGATCACCTCATCAATGCCGCCATCATAAAAAGTCTTGCGGATAATATCAGCCCAGTCAACAAGTTTCTCCGCGAAGTCAGGATCAGATAAACCGAGGTCTTCAAAGACAGCATTCAGGATGCGCTTCTCGATAGAGACCGTAGGATACTCCTGCTCACAAGTCACAGGGAAACGCTCAAGGAATGCTTCGTTGAGAACATTAGTACCGATGAACCGACCATCGTCAGACCCTTTACCCTTGGTGTTAGCAGTAGCCACAACCGTAAACCCAGCGGCAGGTTGAATATACT